CTAAGTTATAAAATAAGGAAGCCAGCAGCTTCCTTATTTTATAACTTGGCGACTACTTAGTGACATGCATTTTAAGTAAGGAAGGCCGAAAGGCCTTCCTTACTTAAAAGTGTCACTGGTACCGGTGATGCTCTATTCTAACGAAGCTCTTCAAGCTTCATTATTGCAGAGCCTATCACCAGTTATGACGTGGGACATCTTTTTTAACGAAGCAATCGCTTCGTTAAAAAAGAGTCACGCCGTTACACATTCAGGCTCACCGTGTTCCCCACCGCCTGACGACGACGGCCGCGGCGCCCCGCCCTCGACTCCGTCGTAGATCCAATATCCTCAGAGGCCATGCTCTGTATCTCAATCGCCGCGGAAACGGCCGGCTGAGAGACAGGTTGGCTTTGAGGAGCCCGCTCCTCCTCCTGACGGGCCTGTTCGAACTGGCGCAGAATATCATCGACGCCTGACGGGCCGCGCATCTCACGACGTGCCGTCTGCTTCGGCGGCTCGACGGAGGCGATATTCTGTGGTGTCTGCATTTGCATCTGAGGCTGCTGCTGTTGCTGCTGTTGGGATGAGCCAAAGAACTGGCCCGTGGGGTTCTGCATTCCGAAACTCGCAGGGCTCTGCTGGGCTTGCGGCTGCGGTGCAGCACCATTCATGGCCATGCCCATGAAGTTACCGAATCCCGGTCCCGCCTGCTGCGCCGCCGCCGTCGCGAACTGGCGCGCCAGGTCCGGATTCTGCTTGAGAACATCGTCCATCGAAGGCATCTTTGAACGGAGGAACGTGTTACTCACGTGGCACATGAAGCCGGATCCAGCGAGAGCCATGACGAGACGGGCCTCAGGCGGCATCTTACCGCGCTCCTTGTACTTGTCATAGAGCTCCTCGAAAATCTCGTCGAAATCCTCCTGATTCTCATGGACTCCCTCGGACCAGCCGTCCAGCTTCAGGTCAAACGGATCGAACTTGCCGTTCGCCCACTCAATACCTGTCACGATGCCCATGAGCGCCTGGCGCTGGAAACGGAGCGATGCCTCAAGATTGCGAGCATCCACGAGGCGAGCATACTCTTGCTTCATCTCATCCAGAGAGTTGTCCATGCTATAGCGCTTCGTGACCTGAAATCCCTTCTGCTCCAGGCGCTGCAGCTTGTTAATCAGCTCAATCTTCTCCTTCTTCTCCACCTCGGGGTCCATGCGCGGCGTCAGGGCCGGTGAGAATCCCAGACCGGGGCCCGTCGCCGTCTGCTGGTTCGAGAACAGACCGCTCGAAGAACCCCTGTAGTCCTCCTCCGACTTGGAGAACTGGATTTCAACAGGGGCTCTAGGATTGTTGCCACCCATGTTCAGTGTAACAGGCTCAACCGTCTCCAGATTCGTAATCTCAACCTCGGCCAGCTCGGGAGGGCGAGATGATGAAAAGGAGGAGCCCCCATTTGCAGCTGCATTTGTCTTGCCCGGGTTCATGAGCATATTAAGACCCAGGCTGTCGTTCATGTCAGAGATTTCAATCACATTGCCGATGTCATTGCCGAGCGAAAAGCCTCCGCCTCGGACTTCGTTCTCCATCTCGTGAATGGTAACCATGCCTGCCATTTCTCTTCTTCGGTTTGATGCGGTTCTTTTAGACGGGGCTTTCACGCACTTGGGTGGCTTGGGCGGATCCGGTAGACCCCAGAGTTTGTTTAATGTTGTTTGCATTCGGTTACCAGTGGACGTGGAGTTCGAGATGGCAATTTTGTATTTTGTATTTATAAATGTTGTTGCATTTATGAATTCAAAATGGTATATTTAGCGTCTACGGGTCTGGCGCTTGCGATTCTTCTGCTTGCGCGTGCGCGTGCGGCGGCCACCTGACGCAGGGCCACTAAAGATTGCATATACGGGTTCGTGATCAGACTCCTTGCTAGGCTTATCTGCATGATATAAGCCTAGTGTTTTTCTAAGTAATGTAAGCGGTACATCAACTTTCATGCTGCTCATCACATAGTCGCCCGTGAACTTGTAGTTACCCAGATCACCACGTCCCTCAGGGGTCATTTCACGCGCTAGCGTATTGCCTAGCTCTTCGTTATTTTTAGTGTGTTCCATAACAGGAACTTGTTTGCCTTTATCATCTTTTGTCTTAGGTTTTCCATTACTATTTAACGATTGAACTTGAGGGGAAACATCGATAAAGCACTCAAAAGGAAGTGCCTTTATCTTAACCGTTCCAACACGCATATATGTACTTTTAATAAGTTCCTTCTTATCTTCAGGTACGTTATTTAAGACTTCCTCAACCGTTCCTTCAACTGTCTTATCAGTGGCATTATAAAGTCCAGTAGGACAAGATGAGTTGAAGTTATAGCAGCAGCTGAGAACATCTGTCTTATTATCTTTTGTTCTACCCATCCTAAAATCACCTATAGGCTTACTATCATTGATTCCAAAGTGCGGATCATTGAAGTCGCCCATAATAATCACCTTGTTAAGTTTAGCATCTAACTTATCTCTAGCAGCATCAATATGAAATTCTAAACTCTCTTTTAATACAGGCATACCTTTTAATGATTCATCTGCAAAGTTAGGACCATGTAACACGACAAGTAAAAACCCCTTAGATGTTTTTACAATGTATATAGGACGGCCCGCCTGCTTTTTCTTTGCCCCAATAAAAATATCATCTGTACCCAAATCTGCACCATAATCACTTATCTTCTTGCCTAACATACCTGTATCCCATATAAGCGCAACAACAGGTCTCTGAGCAAACGGCTTATCATATCCAGGGCCCCAGAAAGCTATTGCACGTTTGTCTCCCTCGAGATATCCACATGTTTGATACTTATTTTCACTCGATCGTAATCCAAACTCACCACCCTTTCCTGCAGTCAGGGGAGACTGACGTATTTTTCCATTTCCTACAAGTGTTTTTGCTAAGAGGTATGTACCACTATTATATTCTTTCTTTAGCTTTACCTTTTCTTTTATAAAATCAGTGTGATTGATCTCCTGAAGACCAACAACAGCAGGGTGAAGTTTAGGTGTATTAAAAAATGTTTCAACCATTCCTAAAGCATTATCCCATTTACCTCCCTGTGCAATAAAATGCTTTTCACTACCTATTGCTGCACCAAGAGCTTCGTATTGGTCAGAAGCAAAAGACATATTATACGACATTACACCATATTTCGCCATCGTTCTCTACTAAACACCTTCGATTTTTTCACACCCAAAATTGAACCCCAAGCCAAATACGCATTAATCAAAGAAAATGCGCACGGCCGGAAAAAGTTTCCTTCTTGCTCTTGCAATCGGAGCAACGGCATGGGCCTCTACACAGGTCTATGCTGGCTACTGTGTTCCTTCAGGTTTGTCAGGTCTCTTAACAAGCCTCGTAACTATGGATAGTTCTCCCTGTCGTGCTCTCTTCATGCTCATCTCACACACGCATACACTGTATGCAGGTATGATGACGGCGGTTCTCGTAGGAGTTATTGCAGCCGGCTCAGAGTTTCTACAAAGCTGGGGAGCACCGGAGGACATCTGTAAATGCCCTGACCTGAAGACAAAGACTACGTGACAGAATCCATACACATACAGAATGCATCAGCCAAATCCGATTTTTTGCCATGAGATGTATACATTGCATGCCAAGAAGGGAATGAGCCTCCCTCGAAAAACTTGGCAACACGCTGCTCTGACCCAAGCTTTCTGTCCTTATAGCCCGCATTACCCGTGGTTACACCCTTCACCTTCTTGCCCGCATGCACCAACTCGAGAACCGGTGGCGCCGGCTGTAGAACATCACGCAGCGTGGCAAACAGCATCACCTGCACCGTCTTCATCGTAGGATTCTTCAGAACCGGCTGATTCTCTAGAAGGATGCGGTCAGCTAAACGCAACGTCGCCGCATGCTTCAAGACAAAGGCGCGAATGGCATCATGCAGCTCCACCATATCGGTCTTCGTCGCATTCTTCTTTTTCTTGATGACAACCGGCAGAGACACCACCTTCGCCAGCGCCTCAAGCATCTGTGTGCGATTGAGACGATGGCTGACACCCCGAGCCACAGCGATCTCCTTCAACACCTTCAGAACAGGAATCGCCTTCAGCGGGTTTCCGCTCAAATCCTTGAGTGGCGGATAGGCTGTAGGACAATGGCGACCACATGACTCCACAGTCGGGGAAGAAAAAATCGGCTTAGAAGCACAGGCATGACACTTGGGTTTTACGGTGGCAGTGCCTCGAGAAGAATGTGCCAACAAATCATAGTTGTCCCAACCAAGGATTTGTGTCACGGTTGTTCCCGAAAGATCGGCCAAACACCAGGCCAGATTTCGAATGCCGATATCAAATGCGGCAACTTTCATCTATACTTATAGGATGGATGAGTTTAGACCGCTTACCGTCTAAGCTTAAAAATAAGGAAGGCTGAAAGGCCTTCCTTACTTAAAATGCATGTCACTAAGTAGTCGCCAAGTTATAAAATAAGGAAGCTGCTGGCTTCCTTATTTTATAACTTAG